CTTGGCGAGCTGGAACTCGAACACCTCATGCGGAACCCCGTAGGCCGTGCTGCCCAGCATCTGGATCAGCCGTCTCATGCTGTCCATGGCCGCCCGCTTGCCCAGGCGCTCCTCCCACTCGGGCAGGTTTTCATTGGTCAGGCCCACGTTCAGGATCGTGTCCATCATGCCCGGCATCGAGATCGGTGCACCCGAGCGAACGGAGACAAGCGGGGTGTACCCGAACTGCTTGGACAGCCAGTCCATGTGGCCGAGGACCTCGCCCATCAAGGCGTCGAGCCACTCGTCTACCTTGTCCGGCTTGTCCTGCAGGAGCTTGCGGTATTCGTTGCAGGTGTCCGTGGTGATCGTGAAGCCTGGCGGGACTGGCATTCCGGCCTGAGCCATCATGGCGAGGGCTGCTCCCTTGCCCCCCAGATGCTTCTTGGTCACGGACTGGTCCGTGATCTTCCAGTCGCAGTGGTCAGAAGAAAATCTGAAAATCCGTTCCATGCTTCCCTCCGTGGATTGATGGGGTACGCTCCTAACGTAATGGGTTGGCGGGGAATTGCAATTAAATGCAGTTCCCCGACCATGAATTTTTCAGCCCCGGCAACTACCGTCCCGGAGGAAGGGCGCGGGCCGGACCCGAGGATCAGGAATGTAGTTGACGCCCGGTTTCGGGTCCCAGGCGGTTTTGTAGACCCAGGTTTTTCTGGTGTTCGAGAGATAGCAGGACCAACCGGATACCTTGATGGTCACCTCGGCAAACCGCATGTCCGCCGGTTTCCCGCCCAGCGCGTCGGCCAGCGTGTCCACTGTCGGCTTGCATGTGAATTTTCTCAGGACCCTGGCGAGTTCCTTGTGAACCGAGCCGGAAATTTCGATGCACCGGTTTTTGTTGGGGTTAGAGCCAGAGTAGATGAGAATTTTGGTGCCCATAATTTTTCCTCCTGAAAAGATTGTGGACACCCTAACGATAGCCGAATGCCGGGCGAGTGCAATTAAATGCGGGCAGGCATCGCATAAAGACCGAGCAGCATCGCACGTTTCAGCATCTCCTTGGCTGCTTTTTGCCACTTCTTTTCCTCTACGCGCCAAACGGCCTCGTTTCCATAGCGATCCTTCCGGTCGTCCTTCACATCCTCCATGAGCAGGAGCGACATCAGCACCGCCTGGTTTTGGGCGTCGGTCCACCGGCCTTCGTCGATCAACGTCAGGATGAACTGGGCGCAGCTGTAGAGGCCGTCCAGCGGGTTGTCGGGCGAAACCTCACGGAGGATCGATCGGGCCGTATCATCGATCCTTTTCGCGACCCTGGCGACGGAGAAGGTATCGAGCCGAGACAGGGGTGCGAGTACCGCGTTTCTTAGGTGATGCAGCACGTCTTCCCTTACCTCGTACCCGTTTTTCTGGACCTCCTCCAGCATCATCAGCAGCATGTGGGCGGGAACGGCCTGCTCCAAGATCGTCAAATCCAGAGCCATAAAGTCCACTTGTGCCTGTGCCTGGTTCATCCTTCAGAATCTCCCCATTCCATTCTTGAGCTAGGTCGCGGATTTCCTCGTCGTCGCCTACGAGCACCTCGAAACGATCGGTGCTGAACGGAATGCCGCGATCCTGGAGATCGTCCTCGAAACCGCGCTGGTTCGTGTCACTGTCAAACCACACTCGCATAGCGCTGCTCCCTGAGCGTCTCCGTGTAACTCAGGCTCTTCTTCGACTGCGGTTTCATTTCCGAGATGGAGCGCGGCATGCGGTATGTCGGAATGCCGTGACGCCGCCAGATTTCGAGTCTCATTGTCAGACCGAAAACAACACCCGCTATGCTGTCGGCCACGTCCTTGGAGCTGTGCGGCGGGTGATCGATCTTGTTCTTCTTCACGTCGATCTCGAGCGTCACCAGCTCCTTTAGCGCCTTCGGATGCTCCGGGGCTAGCACCCGACCATCGTAGAGCGCCTGCTTCAGGACATCATAGGCGTACGTGTCCACATCCATGGACTGGTATCCAGTCATGAAGCCTTCCCGATGCAGGATTTGCATCGAGTCTCGTGACTGGTACTGGTCAAATGTCACCCACTTGACCGGCAGCCTGAGCTTGTTCCGCAGCGTGTAGATCAGCTTGCGGATGTTCTCGAACTCGATCTCCCCACCTCTCGGAGGCCGGACCTCCAAAATCATGTCGAGCTGGACGACAGGCAGGATTTCCGTGTGCTCGCCTCGCGAAACCGGCACGAACCTCGGCACATGGCCAACCGTTACACCCGCGCTGTCCTTGGCCAGGGCCAGGTCAACGTGAACAAAGCGCGGCTCCTGCGGGTGCTGCACGCGCTTTGGGTAGAGCAGGACGCGCGTGTCCTGGAAGTCGCAGTCCTCCCGAGATGCAATTGATTGCACGCGCCCGAAGCACGCGGACACCGCGTCCGTGTTCGGCATGAACGGGTGCATGGCCTGGACAGCCACACCCGCCACGTCGCGCAGAGCAGCGAGAAGGTCGTTCTCGAACGTCTGCCGGTACTCGATCGGAATGTCCATGACCAGGTGCCGGTCCTCGTACGGGATAACGTCGATGTCCCGAAGGATGCGCGGCTTGCGCGTCTGGTCTCCGATGAAGACCTGGAACTTCTCGCCGGAGAAGCGCTCCGGTCTGATCTCCCAGAGTCGCTTGTCGTAGATGTAGATGCGCGGGTTCCGGCGAGCCTCCTCTTCCTTCTTGTCCGTGAACTGACCGGGGTAGTTGCGCGATGAGACCAGGCAGAGCATGCCGGGCAGCTGACCGAGCTGCATGAAGCGCGACTCGCGGCGTCGGGCGATCGAGTTGTAGTTCTGGGTCGCCTGGTCGTAGAGCGAGCCGTCCCTGGTCTGCTTCGAGTTCTCGACCACGGCCATGAAGTTCAGCTCGTCGAGGATGCCGCCAATCACGTTCTGACCGATGGCTGCCGTGTCGTGACCCGCGACTGGCTTCACCACGATGTTGAAGCGGTCGAAGCGCATGTCACTCTCGCGCCCTCGGTTGTACGTGAACTCGGTCTGGAAATACGGCGCGTCATCGATCATCGACCTGAAGCGCCGGTAGTCCACGTCCATGGCCAGGTTCTTATTGATCGACTGGAATACGATCAGGATTTCCGAGGACGGGTCCAGGTCGAACACCGCATGCGGGTTCTTCATGCAGGACAGGACGTAGACCTGGTACGCCTGGGTGTAGATCGCCAGCGTTGACTTGGCGACACCGATGGCCCCGGTGAGCACCGCTTCAACGTATTTGCCGGAGTTCATCTCCTGACCGGCTTCCATGACCTTCGGCCAGAGCACACCCGGCTTGTCGAGCAGCTCACGAGACTCAACGAACGTGCGGAAGTCCACAGGCGGGACTTCCCACACGTCCTCCTTGGCCTTCGCACGGAGCCAGCTGACGGCGGACTTGAGGTAGGCCAGCTTTTCCTGGATATCCTCGATACCCTTGCTGACCTCCCAAATGCGTTCACCCGCCCGGCCCATGTCGGACAGCAGATTGAAATAGGCGGCAAGAAGTTTGGCTTCAGGCGTCTTCGGCTGCATGGTTCTCTATCTGCTCGATCATCCTGAAGAGTTCTTCCTGCTCCTCCGTCCACTCGAAGTGCTTCACCTGCCCATCGGAGCTGACCATGGAGCCTCGGAATGTCTTCGGGGCCTTGGCCAGAAGGCCGGTCTCCAGCTGTATCTTTCCGAGATCAAGGAGCATGTCCTTGAGCAAGCGAAGCTCGTTCGAGGCGTCCCGGAGCAGCATACCTTCGGGCAGGTTCGCCTCGCGCATCAGGATTTTCTCCACTCGCCCACGCTGGACTCGTACCATGTCCTCCATCTCGTCGAGCGCGTTCAGGCGCTTCTGGATGGTCTTGATCGAGTCCCCGCGCTGCGCGTTGGCAATCCGGGCGAGCGTCTTCTGCCGGAGCTCGGTCTCCCGGTAACGCTCCAGCATTTTCTTCAGGCTCGCGGGCTTGATGTCCTTGCACTTGCCCAGATCGACCTGAATCCACGCCGCGATCGAGCTGCAGGGCTCCCCTGACAGCAGACGGGCGTCTACCTCATTCATGCGATCCGCGCCCAGGCTCTTCAGCTTCTTGAAGGCTCGGGTTGAAGACTTCGCCCTCATAGAGCAGCAACCTTCTCAATGTTGTCCTTGGTCGGCAGGACCGACATGTTCCCAGGCAGATTGACCTCCGGCGTCTTGGCGATGAGCTGGTCCACGGTGTCCTTGAGGTCACCCTTTGCAATCAATTGCACGACCCCGCCAATGATGTCGTCCATGGTGCGCCGGTTCTCGATGCACATCTCCCCTACGATGTCGAGGGCGTCCATCGTCTTCTTCTCGACCCGGAACCAGATCGAGCGCTGACCGCCGTAATCGACCACCATGTAGCCGTACGGTACCGTGTCCCCGTACTTCGTGAACATCTCGTTCAGGAGCTTCGAGATGCCATCGATCGTCTTGATCTCCTGGGCTGCCTCCTTGAACTTCTTCTGGAGCTTCGGGTCGGGCAGCGCCTTGGCCGTCTGGTTGATCAGCCGCTGGAACTCCGCTTCATCCGCGAAACCGAAGGCGTCCTGCAGGATTTCCTCGGTGTACTGCGAGGAGAGCTTGTTGTAGAGGTTGAAGAACGCCTGCGGATCGAGCTTACCGCGAATGACGTTCATCCTGACGAGCTGGAACTTCTCCTGCTCCTCATCGAACTCAGGGTCCATGATGACCGTGCAGGGAACAGTCTCGAACCCGAGATAAACCGCGGCGTCGAACCGGTGGTGGCCGCCCACGATCCTGAACTTGACGTTCTTCTCCTCGAACGCCTTTACCAGTTTGTCTCCCTTGATCGTGGAGGCGAGGTCGTGGGCCAGAGCGAAATTCAGAGGTCTGACCAGGACCGCATCGGTGATGCCGGTCTTGTCGATATTGTCCACCAGCAGGTCAAACTCCCGCGGGGACATCTTGTTCGGGTTGTCTTCGTTCTTCTCCAGCAGGCCGACCGGAAGGTCCAGCCGCAGCAAATTCCTCGTCTTATCCGTAGCCGCCACAGTTAACCTCCATGTTAGGGACACTCGCAAAGACAAACCTGCCATGACATAGGCAATCATGGCAGGTGCAATTAATTGCGTGGTCTAAACGATGGCCCGGTCAGCTGTCAGATTCCAGGATGGCGGGCTGCGGTCCCCGTGCCTGGTTCTGGTACTTACCCGAATACGGCTGCTCAACCGGCTTGTCCGTGTAATGGAAGATGATCTGGGCGATCGGAGACCCCTGCTTGATCTGGAGCTGGTTCTTGCCGTGGTTCGTAAGCTCCAGGGTCAAGAAACCCTTCCAGCCCGGCTCAATCACGGTGTTTTGGACGGCGAGACCGAGGCGAGCCCAGGTGCTCTTGTCGTGCACAATGCCCAGCAGCATGTTGGGCATGTCGAACAGCTCCAGAGTGGAGGCTAGAGCAAATTCTCCTGGGTCTAGGGTCAAGTCCTGATCGATCCTCACATCGTAGCCAGCGGGTCCGACCCCGTAGGTCATCCCATTGAACTTAGTCCGCTCACAAAACGGCGACACAGGCTTGAGCTGACGCAAAATCTGTCCGCTGGCGATCACTTCCCTTTCTCCTGTGCAATTAATTTCACTCTTTCGCGAACAACATAAACTAGCTCGGCATATTCGCACCCGGCCTCCAGACCCCGCAGTCTCGCCAAGGCATAAGAACCAGCGGGTCCATAGATCGAGTGCTCTAGCGAGACCATCTGGCTCTCATGGCAACGCAGGGCGGCCTCTTTTGCCTCCACATCTTCTCTCGACAGCTCGATGTACCTCTTCCCGAACTGGGACGCATGCACATGCGGCAGACAATTGCTGAACGGCTGCTCGTAGGCGTACAGATTGACGCCATCGAGCTTCTCGGGGCGGAAGGCTGCTACCCCGGCATTCCAGACCCTCGTGTGGTCATCGTTATAGCTGGGCAGAGGAAGATAGACCTCATCGAAATTACCGAACACCTTGTCAAAGGCGCTAACAAATGCAGCCTGAGGCACCGTGTCGAACTTGCTGGCAGGAGCCAAATGCAACCATAGCAAGTGAAGAGCGCCCAGCACTCCGGCTGCACGTACCTGCTCCTTCATCCGGCGCTCAAACGATACCACATCGCGGGAATGCACCATGTTGAGGTCACCCTCGCCAGCGCATATGGCGATGGTCACGTGGTATCCGAGCTTCAGCATCTTGTGGATCATGCCCCCGCAGCCCACCTCGGCGTCATCGGGGTGCGGTGAAACAACAAGAACACGTCTCATGTCAGCCTCCAGAACTCCTCCAGGGTCTTGACCTCCAGGTCCCTTGGGTTTGCGATCATCTCCGACACCGGTATCGGCCAATCGATGCCCACGTCACTATCGAGAGCCAGGCTTTTCTCGTTGTCCGGGTCGTACTCCTCCGTGCTCAAGTACTGAAGCGTGCCGAAAGGGCTGAGACATACAGTGCCGTGAGCAAATCCAGGAGGCACCCACAATGCCTTGCGGTCGCCAGCAGTCAGAAGCTGGCCAAACCATTGCCCCGCCGTGGGACTGTCTTTGCGAGCATCAACCGCCACCGACCATTGCTCGCCTACGACGCACCATACCAGCTTGCCCTGCGTGCCCTTCACATTGACATGCAAACCCCTGGCAGCCCCATAGATGGAGTCCACGGTGTTCATCTGGGCAAAGCGGACGGGATGGCCCAGCAGACTGGAGAGCTCGCTCACGGCGGCATTTACGGTGAACCTCCCGCGTTCATCCGTGTACCGAGCAGGCTCCAATACGGCCACCGGCTCCAATTTCGTGCGTATGACGTTCATACTGCGCACCTGTTATGTGCGTCACGAATC